AATCACGAGATTATGTCGGTATCACACAGTGATCAGCTTGCCAGTGACTTTGGTAGATCGGTAAGAGATATAGTAAACACAGAGAAGTTTCAAAGGATCTTTCGTGGTGTGTCCCTTCGCAGTGACGTAAAGGCAGCAGGTAAATGGAAAACAAATAAGAATGGTTCTTACTATGCAGCAGGTGTACGTAGTCAGGTTGCAGGTCGTGGCGCACACGTAGCATTACTTGATGACGTGATGTCTGAAGAAGACAGCTTCAGTGAAGCAGGACGTAGATATATTAAGGAATGGTATCCTGCAGGTTTACGTACACGTATCATGCCCAATGGAGCCATCATTATTATCAACACACGATATCACTATGATGACCTGTGTGGATGGTTGTTAAAGCAGGAATCAGCAGTAGAAGAATCCAAGTATCCTTGGGAAGTTATATCTATACCTGCATGGTTAGATGAGCCAGCAGCAGAGTTACTTGGTTTACCAGTAGGAACTTCATACTTTCCAGAATGGAAATCAGATGAAATACTAAAACTGGATGAGCAGGAAATACGTGCATCTAATGGTAGTAGATACTGGAATGCTTTGTATATGCAAGATCCAAGTCCTGATGATGGTGGTATTATTAAAAAGAAATGGTTTAAGTGGTGGGATTATGAAGATCCACCAAGCTGTGACTTTATTATTCAGACATATGATACAGCATTTAGTACAAGTAGAACGGCTGACTATAGTGTAATTCAGACTTGGGGTATCTTTAATAACTATGAAGAAGACGGATATGGTGGTGAATATGTTACTTCTAATCTTATTCTATTAGGAAATGTAAGAGGAAGATTTGAATATCCTGAACTTCGTAGGCTGGCACAGGAACTATACGCACAGTACAGACCAGATATTTGTATTATAGAAAAGAAAGCTTCGGGTCAGTCCTTGTTGCAGGATATGCGTAGGGCAGGGCTTCCTGTGCTTGACTATCTTCCAGACAGGGACAAGGTGGCACGTGTATACGCATCTACACCAATGATGGAAGCAGGACGTGTATGGTTACCTAATGATAGGGTATGGGCAGATGATTTGTTTTCAGAATGTATGTCATTTCCTAATGGCGCACATGATGACCAAGTTGACTGTATGACTATGGCTATTCATTATATGAAAGATAGCTGGAACCTTAGACATCCAGAAGATCCTGATTGGGAAGACGATGTTAATTATAGAAGACAAAAGCGTGTTGCATATTGGAGAACTTGAGTATATAATATAGGGATAGTTGAATATTAACTTTATAAGCAGGGAAAACTATGGCTACAGAAAAAAATCCAAACGATCAAATTCCAACAGATAATATTATTAATGTGGACTTTGAAACAAATATGGACTCAAATGTTAATTTTGAAGTCGATCCAGATACAGGTGAAATAGAAGTTGAATTTACTTCAGACGATAATGTTGTTGAAGTAGATTTTAGTTTAGATGATTCAGACTTCTATGCTAACCTAGCTGAAGAACTAGATGAAGATATCCTTTCTTCTATCGGTCAAGAAATCTACGATAATTATGAAGCAGACAAAAGTTCACGTTCTGAATGGGAATCCATGTTTGAACGTGGCTTTGATTTGCTTGGCCTCAAACTACAGGAAACCACAGAACCGTTTGAAGGCGCAGCAACTGCTGTACACCCATTGCTGATCGAATCAGCAGTCAAGTTCCAATCAAGGGCAAGTCAAGAACTATTCCCTGCTTCCGGGCCTGTAAAGACCCAAGTTCTCGGTGATATTACGGAAGACCGTCAGCGTCAGGCTAACCGTGTTCGCAACTTTATGAATTACCAGTTGACTGAACAGATGCCTGAATACTTTGACGAGTTTGAACGTATGCTATTTCACCTGCCCTTGATTGGTTCAGCTTTTAAAAAGATTTACTTTGATGCATCTGTAGATCGTCCTGTCAGTGAGTTTGTACCCATTGACCAGTTCTATGTGTCTTATTATGCTACAGATCTACGCCGTGCTGATCGATATACCCATGTGTTGTATCGCAGCCCTGTAGAACTGTCACGTCAAATTAATGCAGGTATGTATCTGGATAATGATCTTCCCGATCCTTATTTACCAGAACAATCTGCTCTTACAGAAAAAATGGATACAGTTCTAGGACTGTCACCTTCTTCAGATAGTGATATGCAATATGTTCTTCTTGAACAGCATTGCTATCTGGACATTGAAGAAGAAGGTGTGGCTTGTCCTTACATTGTAACTATTGAAGAAAGTTCACGTCAAGTTCTTTCTATTCGCCGCAACTGGGATCCAGAAGACGAAACAAAACAAAAGAAAATGTTCTTTACACATTATCGTTTTGTACCGGGCTTTGGGTTCTATGGTCTTGGTCTTATTCACTTCCTTGGTAACCTTACCATGTCTGCTACGGCAGCTATGCGTAACCTTATCGATGCTGGTCAGTTTGCTAACTTGCCCGGTGGCTTTAAGGCAAAAGGTGTACGTATTGTAGGTGATAACGATCCTGTTGCTCCCGGTGAGTTTAAAGAAGTTGAAGCAACTGGTATGGACCTTACTAAATCTATTGTGCCTTTACCATATAAAGAACCATCAGGAACTTTGTTCCAGATGCTACAGTTTGTAGCAGCAGCAGGACAGAAGTTTGCAGATACCACTGAACAAGTAATTAGTGAAGGTTCTAACTATGGGCCTGTAGGTACAACCATGGCACTGCTTGAAGCTTCTAGTAAGTTCTTTAGTGCTATCCATAAGCGTTTGCACAAGTCACAAAAAGATGAATTTAAAATTTTGGCACGTATCGATTACGAAAGTTTGCCAGACGAATACCCCTACGATGTCCCCGGTGTTACAGAAAAGATTTTCAAATACGACTTTGATGGTCGTGTAGATGTCTTGCCTGTATCAGATCCAAACATTCCTTCTTCTGCACACCGACTTATGATGACGCAGATGGCTGTACAAATGGCACAGACAGCCCCACCGGGAATGTTTAATATGGAAGAACTAAACCGTACTTTGTTGAATGCGGCTAATATTCCTAATCTAGATCGCATTCTACCTAAGAAGCCTGAACCACAGCCTCTTGATCCTGTTACGGATATTGAAGCTGCAACTAAAGGCTTGCCTATTAAAGCATTTGCTGGACAAAACCATGATGCACATATTCAAGTTAAGACAATGTTCTTACAAGATCCTGCTAATGGTGGTAATCCTATGATGCAACGTATTGCACCTGTATTGCAAGCAAATATTCAAGAACATATTGTAATGAAGTATGAGGAGCAAGTTAATGGTCTAACACGTCAAATGATGGCAGAAGCACCGCAAGGTGATCCTAATGCACAGAATCCACAAGTAATCGAACAAGTAATGGCTGCTGCTGCACAACAAGTCATGCAAGCTAACATGGCTGCAGCACAACAAGGAGGTGGTCCAGAACAACAAATGGTTGCTATTGAAGCACAACGTCTTGAAATTGAAAAACAAAAGATTCAGGCGCAACTTGCAAAAGAAGCTTCTGAAGGTGCGTTGAAGAACCGTGACCTTGATCTAAAAGAACAGAAGATTGCGCTTGATGCTTATAAAGTGGGAGCAGAGAATACTCTGAAGTCTGATGAAAAAGAGAAAGATCGAAATACAAAAACGGCTATCAAGGCTGTCGAAATCCTCGCAGACCTTATCAAACAAGAAGACAACATCAAAAACTCCGAAACGCTTAAAGCGGCAGACATGATTACCAAGTTACTAGCAGATGCTAAAAAGGGAAAGGCATAGATTATGGCTGGCGGTTTACAACAAGTATTAAAGCTTGCGGCAAGGTCTGGACTAAAAGAGTTTGCCACACCAATTAAAACTACTGGACGTGGTTCAGCAAAGAAGTTTGTTCCTGAAAATGAACCTATTATGCGTATGGAAGAAAGTGTGGAAGAATCACTTTCTCCACGCATGAAACGAGCAATGGATACAGAAAAGTTTCCTGAAGCTGCTTCTATTATGCCAGCCCCCGGTAGATTTTTTGATCCTACAAAACGTGACTATAAAAAAGAAATGTCAGAAAGTTTATCTAAAGCAGGGATAGAACTTGATTTAGATTTTGGTAATTACATTATGATGGGTAAAGGTAAACCTACTGATGTATCTAATGAAACTTTTGAAAATCTTTTTATTAGTCCTCGCACTTCGTTTAAAAAAAGTAGTGAAAGATTACCTAATACTCCAACACAAAATAAAACTGTAGCTAGGGCTAACACACTTTCTGAAAATTTAAGCATTGAAGATATGAAAAAAAATTATAAACAAAATACTGGTTCTACAGGAAAAGAAATAAATACTAATCTTTTACAACCGGGTAGATTTTTTGTTATGGTAAATAATGAAAAAAGATTACTAGACCACCCTATTGTTGCTGTTCAGCCAGTAAGAGGACAACACTATTATACTTTAGATACACAATTTGTTGGTCCTGTGAATATGAAAAAAATGACAGACAAAGTTAATAGAAAATTAAAATCTGGTGAAATTAAAGAAGAAGTACAACAACCTAATTTACGTCCTGCAACTGTTGGAGATATTAGACTAGGAAATATAGTAGCAGAAATTAAAGTAGGAAGCAGAACACATCCTTTATATGATTATATTGAAGTAGATGCTGTACCTTCTTTTTCTAAAGGTGTAGGCCAAATTGAAAAATTTAAATCAGGTGGTAGCATAGAACGTAATCCATATAACTATGAGCCAAAGGCTATTTAAATGCTTTGGGAAGAAATAGATCGTGTACTGCAAAAAGAAATGCAGTCTTTAAAAAATTCGCTTGCATCTGGATCAGCTTCAGATTATCATTCGTATACAAATGCAGTTGGTAGAATCGCTGGCATAGAATGGGCCAGAGAAGAAATCAAGCATATAGTAAACACAATGATATATGAAGACGATGAGGAGTAAAAATGCAAGCAGTATCAATGGGCAATTCAATTAAGAATGACGAATGGATTACAGCAGGTGATGCACCAGATCCATCCGTGTTGCCACACATTCCGGGCTACCACATTTTGGTACGTCCTGTTTCTGTAAAAGAACAAACTAAAGGTGGTATTATTCTACCTGATTCAACAAAGAATGACATTGCTTATCTTACAACGGTAGGTAAAGTTCTTAAAGTTGGTGACTGTGCTTATCAAGATACAAGCAAGTTTCCCAATGGGGCATGGTGTTCCGAAGGAGATTATGTATGTTATGGTAAACATACTGGTCATAAGTTCTTTTATAAAGGTATTCGTCTTATTCTTTTGTTTGATGACCAGATTTCTATGGTTGTTGAAGATCCAAAAGAACTAGATCCAACCTATAATTTGTCACACTAATGGCAAAAACATATACATTGGCGGTAGCTTCTTATGGCAAACCTAAGAAGCGTAGGCCGGGAAGACACAAGAAAAGGTTAAATAAACGCAATAAACCTAAGATTTTCTTTGGATAGCTATTGTATATATCTAACTTATCTTGTATTATAAAAACAATTGCGTAACTCGTCAGCTTCGCAAATGACGTTAAAGGAGAAATATAAATGTCAGATAATGACTGGACAACGGTAGATACTTCCAAAGCCGAAAAAGAGGAAGAACGTGTAGAGTTTGAAATTGAAGGTGAAGAAGAACAACCAGAAGTTGAAACTCAACAAGAAAGGGTAGCTGAAGCACAAGCAGAAGCTGTAGAAGATCAGAAGCCTGATCAGGAAGAACAACAACAGTCTGGCGCACAAAAGCGTATTCGTCAATTAGTACGTCAGAAAAAAGAACGTGAAGAACAAATTGCTGAATTAATTGCTCGTCAAAAAGAACTTGAAGATCAATTAAAGAATAAGCAAAAAGAAATTGAAACTTCTGTTGAAAAGAATTTTGAAACATCAGAAGCAAGCATTAATAACCGTATTGATATTGCTAAACAAGCTTATCGTCAAGCTTTGGAATCAGGTGATACGGACCGCATTGTAGAAGCGCAGGAACATTTAAGTCGGGCGCAAAACGATGCATCAATGCTTCAGATAAATAAACAGCAGTTTACAATGTCTCAGCAGCAAGCTGTTCAACAAACTGAAAGATCTATTCAACAAGAAGCCGCACAGTATGATCGTTTGGCAGTTGAATGGGCAGGTAGAAATCCTTGGTTTGGTCAAGATTCCGTAATGACTACATTAGCATTGGAAATTGACAATGAACTAAAAGGAGAAGGCTTTGATCCTTCAGATACAGATTTTTACCAAGAGATTGATTCTAGACTTCGGCAACGATTTCCAGAACGTTTTGGTGAAGCACCTGTAACACAACGGACGCAGGAAACGTCATCACCTGCTCAAGTGGTTGGTGGAGCATCACGCACTTCAACCTCTTCATCTAATAGCAAGAAAGTAAAACTTTCAAAAGAAGATATTCGTCTTGCTGAAAAATGGGGTATACCACTTGAACAATACGCCGCAGAAAAACTAAAAGTGGAACGATCCGATGGTGAGTACACTTCTGTTTATGGTAATTAATAGCGTGGAGGTAAACTAAAATGGCACGTAATACAACAACATCACGTAGTGCAGAGTCTCGTGAACTTAATTCTAGGGAAATGGAATACGAATATAGAGAACCAAATCTATTAGATATTCCAGAGGATGTAGAAAATCGTTTTGCTGATCAAGGTTTAAAGTTACGTTGGATCCGCATTACTAGCCGTGGTCAAGACGATTACAAAAATATCGGAAAGAAACTCCAAGAAGGTTGGCAGTTTGTTTCTGTAGATGAAGTTCCCGAACTAATGCATTCGTCCATCGTGAAGGACAGTGGTCGGTATGAAGGTACAATCTGTCGTGGAGATTTGGCCTTGGCTAAAATACCTTTAGCAAAAGCTAAAAGCCGACAAAGGTATTTTGAGAATCAAAGTCGTGAAATGGTTGAAGCTGTTAATGCTCAACTTATGAACTCAAGTGATTCAAGAATGCCAATTCGTAATAATAGTAAGACCCAAGTTACAAGGGGTCGATCACCTAGATTTCAAGATTAATTGAAACTAATGGTCGGAACTTTTTTCTTGGTGTGCAATTTTAAAAAGGGAGAAATAAAATGACTGCAACTAAAGCATTGTCAGGCTTCCGACCTTCTCGTAAACGTGGTAGTGGCTCAAACAGCACAGGTACTAATGAGTATCCTATTGCTTCAGCCTACGCTGCTAATATTTTTACAGGCGATCTTGTCCGTATCAATGCAGGGAATTTGGAAGTTATTACGACAGTAACTGAAATCGTTCAGGGCGTATTTATGGGTTGCCGTTACGAAGCTAACGGTGAGCAGAAGTTCAGCAAGTACTGGCCTTCTGGAACATCAGCTACTAACGCTGTAGCTATCGTTGCTGACGATTCACGTACCGTGTTTGAAGTACAAGCAGATGCATCTGTAACTGCTGGTGACCTACACGGCTCACAAAACTTTGCTGTAACACTTGGAACAGGCTCAACCTTTACTGGTATGTCTGGTCACGGTGTAGAGGCTGCAACTCGTACAACTGGTATCGCAATGTGTCGCACATTGGATTCAGTTGATGAACCGGGCAACGATGTGGCTGTAGCTGCTGAGAACGCTTATTTGAAGTTGAATGTACAACTCATTCAGCATACAGATAACTTCTTGACTGCTGCTGTTTCTGCCCCTGCAACCATTACTGCATACCTATTAGGTTAATAAGGGAGATTAAAGAATGGCTATTAATAGAGCAAGTATTGCAAAAGAGCTTCTCCCCGGTCTTAATGCCGTATTCGGTATGGAATATGGGGAAGTTGCTGACGAACACGCACCGCTTTTTGAAACTGAAAATTCAGATCGTGCGTTTGAAGAAGAAGTATTGTTCACAGGTTTCGGTACTGCACCTGTTAAAGGTGAAGGTTCAGCCGTTACTTATGACGATGCACAGGAAAGCTACACTTCACGCTATACACATGAAACCATTGCACTTGCATTTGCAGTGACAGAAGAGGCTATGGAAGATAACCTCTATGACACATTTGCAAAACTTCGTGCAAGAGGTTTGGCACGTGCTATGGCAAACACCAAGCAAGTTAAAGCTGCTGACGTATTTAACAACGGCTTCAGCGCAGCTTACGTTGGTGGCGATGGCGTAGCAATGTTCTCTGCTTCACATCCAACTGCTGGTGCTGGTAATCAGTCAAACTACATTGGTGCTTCTGATCTTGCAGAATCATCTTTGGAAGCTGCACTGATTCAGATCTCAAAAGCAAAAGATGACCGTGGTATTCTGATTGGTCTGCAAGCTAAGTCTTTGCACATTCCATCAGACCTCGCATTTACTGCTGATCAGATCCTGAACAGCACACTGTCAACTGCTACTGCTACCTTCGGTACAGATGGTATCACGCAGGTTAACGACATCAACTCAATCCGTAATCAGGGTCTGGTTCCCGGTGGCTTCTACGTAAACCGCCGCTTCACAGACACTGACGCTTGGTTTATCAAAACTGATTGTCCAAACGGTACAAAGATGTTTGTACGTGCGCCTCTTCAAACCAAAATGGAACCAGATTTCGATACTGGCAACCTGCGGTTTAAGGCTCGTGAACGTTACAGCTTCGGTTGGTCAGACTGGCGTGGGTTCTACGGCTCAGACGGTGCATAAGGTTAATTTAAATTAATCTGAAAAAAGTAGGGGAAGGGTCTTTGATCCTTCTCCTTTTTTGTGTATAATATAGGTAACGAACCACAACTAACTAATTAACAAATATAGGTGACGTGATATGGCAAGTAATATTAGAACTGCTCATCAAGTAGGCAGTGGTGCATTTGTAGATTCAATTACAAGCACAACAATTTCAAATACTCGTATTAAAGGTCTAACATTTTCAGGCGTTGGTACATTTACCATTACAGGTTCTGAAACCGATGAGTATGGTAATGCACGTGGAAGCAATATTAAATTTGTAGGAACAACTGCAAACGATGCAGGTGACGTAATGATCCCAGACTTTGGTGTTCGCATGGTCGGTTCTGTAAAAGTTTCTGCTCCTACATCAGCAGCTACTGTGACAATTTATTATGGCTAATTATACTTATCTGGTTGAGGACTTAATCGGTGCTACTGAAAATGATGGCGCAGAGTTCTTAGCATATATTCCAAAAATTGTAAATCGAGCAGAGGAACGTCTGACAAGGGTACTAGACGACTATGGTCTTGTAACTTATACGTCAGTCGCTGTATCTGCAGATAACAATCGTATTACTTTAGTATCAGGTACACGTATAGTAAAGAATTTTAATATTACTACTTCTGCAACAAGTACAACTGATCCAACACGTATTCACCTATTACAACGTACTGATGAGTACATTAAAGATTACTGGCCTGTAAGCGCAAGCACAGGTACACCAGTATATTATGGTAGACGTGATAATACTACAGTTATTATTGCTCCTACACCTGTATCTACATTGAATGGTGAAATTGCATATGTAGCTAAACCAGTTGCTCTTACATCAGCAACACCTAATAATTATTTTTCTGACTATTGTTATGATGCTTTGTTTAATGCGTCTATGGTAGAAGCAATGGTATTTATGAAAGACTACCAAGCAAGTCAACTGTTTGAACAACGCTATCAAGCAGCAGTTGAATCATTACGTAACCAAGCAAGACGCACTAGAAGGGACGATATGGAAGCTGCTACAAGTCCCGGTGGTGCAGATAATCCAGTTATACCGGGAGCAAACTAATGGGACTTTTTACAATTGTAGGTGGTAAAATTTTAAAGAAAGGTGCTAGTGAGGCTGCAAAAAAAGCTGCCCCTAAAGTTGCAAAAAAAGCTGCTGCACCAAAGCGTGGACGTTTAACCAAACAACAAAAGGCTGCACAGACACGTGCTAAGAAGAAAGCACCTGTTGCTAAAAAACCTGCACCAAGTAAAACAAGTGCATCAGCAACTCGTGCAAAGTCTACTCCACGTGGAACACTTGCAGGAATGACTGATAAACAAAAGCAAGAACGTAATAATCTGCTTACTAAATTCCGTCAAGCATACGGAATTAAAAAAATGGCAGATCTAAAAAATATGACTTTAAAAGAACTTAAAGATATTGATGCAAGACGTAAGCCAAAAGAAATAATTGAAAGTCGTATTCCTACAAAAACTCCACCACAACCAAAGCAAATGACTAAAGAGGAGTTAGCTGCTGAAGGACGTAGACGTGGTGCAAGAGATGATTATACTGGAAGAATGCAACAACCGCAAGTTGCAAAGGGTGCATATGAAGAAGGGCCAGATACTGTACTTCCTTCTAAGATTGAACTTCCTGAAAAACTTAAAGATTATTCACGCAGAGAACTTAGAAGACTTATTGAAAGTGGACAGGCTCGTATTGTTAAAACAAAAAATGGTTCTAAAGTTCAAACAACTGGACGGTTTTCACCACCTGCTTCTATGATTTCTGAAAAAATGGGAACAGGAAAAGCTACTAATGCAATGAGAAATAAAGTTACAAAAGAAGTTGATTTAACAAAAGTTGCAGATCCTAGACCAATGCGTATTAAAAAACCTAGCTTTGGTCAACGTTTAAAACAAGCTATGCGTTCTGGTGAACCTACTACACTTGAAGAGGTTCGTAAACGTAAAAAGGCTTCTGAATCTTTAAGTAAAGCTTTTTTTGTAGATGCTAAACAAGCAACAAAAGAAGCTGGTAAAGAAATTCGTCAACGAATTGATATGGTTCAAAAACAATTAGAAGATAAAAAGATTACTAAAACTCAGGCTAAACAAAAAATTAGACAAATTAAAAAGTCTGCTACAAAAATTATTGAACAGAAACAAGGTAGAGGTAAAGGTGGATTTGAAAAATCTCCTACATCTATGCAAAGATACACATCACCTTCTGCTAGATTTATACCAAGCACAGGTAAGTTGTTTAATAAAGGCGGTAGAATTAAATCAAATAAAAAATCTTCTCCACGTGGTTGTGGTAAAGCTTTACGTGGTTACGGAAAGGCGATGAAATAATGGCAAAAAAGAAATCTAAAAATAAAAAAGGACTTATGGGTAAACTTGCTGGATCAGGAGCAATTCTTGAAATTCCCATGATGGCAGATCTTTATACAGATGCTGGATTAGCTTTGGGTGGATTAGGAGAACAGCTAATGAACTTGGGTATATTTAAAGAAGGCGGCTCTGTATCAAAAAATAAAAAATCACCACGAGGATGCGGTAAAGCTTTACGTGGTTATGGTAAAGCAATGAAAGGTAAAAAACAATGAATCAGTTTATTAAACTAGGTGGTATGTTAATTAAAACATCTAAATCAATTGCAGATGATTTAATTAAAAATTTTGGTGCAACAAGAGTAAAACCTTCTGCTGTTAAAGCAGGAGATAAACCACTTACAGTAACAAATCAAAATTTAGGGGCTATAAAAACTGTTTCACGTCCTGTTGCTACAGTAACAGATGACTTAGCAGCAGGTGTAACACGTACTATTGGTCGTGGTCGCAATAAAGCTAGAACTACAAAACCTAAACCAACAGTAACAACTAAACCTAGTACTACAGCTAAACCAAAACCTAGTACTACAGCTAAACCAAAACCTAGTACTACAGCTAAACCAAAAACTGCTACTGGTGCAGGTAAACCCACTATGGAACCTAAACCAACAACTAAACCTAGTGCTACAGCTAAACCTAAAACTACTGCTAAACCTAGTGCTACTGCTAAACCTAGTGCTACTGCTACACGTACACGTGGTTTTCCTTATGGACCACTAGCAGGTGCAGGAGTAACAGCAGGAACAATGCTAGGTATTAGTACACTTGGTAAAGATGATAAGGGTAAATCTAAAGCAATTTTGCCTAAACGAAAACCAAAAGTACAAGGTCCACCTATGGGACCATCACGTGTATCTGGTTCTGATACAGAAGCAGGTAGACCAAAAGTTCCTGTTCCAACATCTTTTAATAAAGGTGCTAATACTGGCTTTGGTATTAATGCAAGCACTTTTGTTGGCGGTCCAGAAGAACGTGCCGTTATGATGAAGTATTATGGTGGTACAGGTAAAGAAGCAGCGAAGGCAGCTATGGCAGGTACTCAAGGTAAATTAAAAGAACTTGGCATGGATGCACTTAAAAAAGAATTAGCTGCTGCTAAAGCAATTCGTTTTAAACGTGATGCTGCAAAAACTAAAAACAATAAGACTGGTGGTAAAATGAAATCTTACAGTAATGGTCGTAAGATTGGTAAAAAACCAAAAACCACAACTGTAAATAAATATGACACAACTAAATATGACACGCCACAAAAAGATGCTCAATATACTGGAGAAAGAAAATTTAGAATTGGTCCAACTGGTGTAAAATATCCTGCACCTGAAAAAAGACCTCCAATTTTTAAATCTAGAAAACCCGGAGGTAAAAGACCACGTAAAAAATTAATAGACACTTTTTCTGGACCTATGGAATTTAGCAAAGGTGGTAGCATTAAAAGTGGTCCTGCTCGTCAAATGCGTGGTTGGGGTAAGGCTCGTAAACCAAAGCGGTAAGGAAATCTACAATGCCATTGACAAAAGGTAGGTCTGCCAAAGTAATTAGCAAAAATATTAAAAAGCTAAAGAAAGAAGGCAGACCTCAAAAGCAAGCGGTAGCAATTGCACTATCCTCTGCAGGTAAATCTAATCCTGTAGCTAAAGGTTTAAAGGATGGAAAATTTAAACCTAAAATTGTTAAGCCTAAAAAAGGAAAGGGATCTTACACAAGAAAGAATGTAAGATCTCTTTCTACAGGTGGCAAACCTAAATCTACTGTCAATAAGGCAGGTAATTATACCAAGCCAACTATGCGTAAGCGTTTATTTGAAAAGATTAAAGCTGGTAATAAAGGCGGCGCACCGGGTCAATGGTCTGCTCGTAAGGCTCAACTACTAGCAACTGAATATAAGAAAGCTGGTGGTGGTTACAAATCTTAGTGTAGTAATGTTTTGTGTTATTACTGCTAACAACATAGAGGTAAAAACAAAGGTCCATGATACACATGAATGGATTTCTAAATGTCATATGGCATTAACTGAACATAATTTTAAAAATCCAAACGATAAATGTTTTTGTGTAGAAGTAAGTAATGTACAAGGAAAGTAGTTATGGACCCAATTACAGCAATAGCCGCAGCAACGACTGCCTACAATGCAATCAAGAAAGGCTTTGAAGTAGGTAAAGAAGTTGAATCAATGGCTGGTGATTTGGGTCGTTGGATGAATGCCATTCACCATGTTAAGAAAGAACACAATGTTGCAAAGGGTCGTAGGTTTGGTAGCGTAGAAGAGGAAGCATTAGAAACATTTGCTGCTAAGAAAAAAGCAGAGCAGATGGAAAACGAATTACGTAACTTTATTATAGGCCAATATGGTATGAATGCGTGGCAAGAAATTATACGTATTCAAGGTGAGATTAGAAAAAGACAAAGGGCAGAAGCTGCTAGAATAGCGCAAGAACGTGAGCAGCTAATATATAACGCTACTATTATAGGTTTAATTTTATTCTTTTTATCTTTTCTTATACCATTTATTTGGTTTGTATATGAAGGATTACAGTGATATAATAAGGAATGTTGAATGGCAAACTTAAAAAAACCTCAAAGGAGTTTAAAAGCTTGGACAAAACAAAAGTGGAGAACCAAAAGTGGTAAGCCATCCACGCAGGGTCCAAAAGCTACAGGAGAACGTTACTTACCAGCGAAAGCGATTAAAGCATTATCCGCAAAAGAATACTCAAAGACTTCGGCAGCTAAAAGAAGAGGAACTAAACAAGGAAAACAATTTGTTAAGCAGCCTAAGACTGTCGCAAAGAAAGTTAGAAAATATAGGAAGGTCAAGTAATGGCAGGTAAATCTTCTAAATATCCCGGTGTAAAACGTCTGCCATCAGGAGGCATAGAATATCGTGGTACTAAATTTGCAGGGTTTAACAAACCTAAAAGATCTAATCGTCCAGAAAAAAAGGGAATGGTTCTCGCAAAGGACGGAGATACAATTAAGCTTATTCACTTCGGAGCAAAAGGATATGGACATAACTATTCACCAACGGCTCGTAAATCTTTTAAAAGCCGCCACGCAAAAAATATTAGTAAGGGCAAGCTTAGTGCTGCTTATTGGGCCGACAAAGTATTATGGGCTGGACCGGGCAAATCTAAAAAAAGTCCACCAAAAACTCAGCAACATAAGAAGTATGGTAAGGAGAA